TGCAACATGTCGGGGCCATCGTCGTGATCGGCCTCTGGCCAGTGGCGCACCTGGCTGTTGAACACCGTGTGCGCCTGGTAGAAAAGAATCAGGCCGTTGTTGACGTGCGGGCTCAAGCTCTCGATGCGCATGTCCTTGTCGGTGTGCGGATGCAGGGCGACGGCCGGAACCGGCACACCCTCGCGGGCCGACCGCTTGACCAGCTCCTGGCGCATGAACTCCTGAAACTGGACGGCCTCGAAGCCCCACACCAGGCAGTTGTACTGGCGCTGAAACTGGATGATGTGGCTGATCTGCAGGTCGGGCACCCGGCGCGACACGATGGCCTCGACCACGCTGAGAACGCCATGGTTGCGGTCAAAACCGCCGACGCCCGTGGCGCTCGGGTCGCGGCTCTTGTTTTGCTTGCCCAGGCTGGGATCGTGGGCGCCGTAGAACACCCAGTCCCGGCTGGGCTGCACCCAGAACTGCATCTTGTCGAAGAACGAAGCGGCGTCACTGGTCGGGTCGTTCTGGTATTCGCAGTCAAAGGCGTGGTGGTCACCGGCCCGCTTTTTCATCAGCATGATCAGCGGCTGCATGGCTGGCCAGGTCACCTGCGCGCCCTTGTCCATGTCGGCCCGGTTGGCCTCATGGAAGGCGTCGGCATCTTCCTCGGTCTCGTTGATGAAGATTTCTTCCCACTTCTCCCACAGGTCCATACGGTCAGGCCAGCGCAGGATCGCCTTGAATTTGTTGCGCTTCCAGAGCGGTTTTGCATGAAAGCGATTTGCCACCGAGTCGTAGTGCAGGATGGTGTTGACGTAGATGATGTCCAGTGATCCATCGGGCGGGCCGAGAGGAATCACCACCTTGGTCACCCACGCCTCGCCTTTGTCCCGCTGGTCTTTCGATTTGACGTTTTCGTCATTCTCGATATCGTCCAGCAGCACCAGATCGGGCCGGTGCGGGCCGTGGCGCAGACCGCGCATCTTCTTGCCCATGCCGAAGGCTTGCAGCTTGCGGCCATTGGCCGTGACGATCACGCCGACATTCCACACCCGGCCAGCGCCGCAGGCCTGGGGGTAGTCCATCGCCAGGCGCGGATTCGCCTCCAGCTCGACCTTGATTGACTCCAGCATGGGCGCGGCCTGGTCAAAGCTGTCCATCACGATAGGGATGAACCATTTGCGCTCTGTGACCACGCACCACAATGAAAAAAGCTGGGTGGCCAGCGTTGATTTGGCATTGCCACGTGGTGCCGAGATATTGGCGAAGATGCCGCGCGGCTGGTCAATGTAGCCCGGCACCGTGTCATAGAACCACTTCTGGAACTCAGACTCTTCGGACTTCACATAGTGGGGAAAGTAGGTGCGGCAGAAGAAACGGAAGTCGCGCTGCGCCCTGGTGCGCCGAATGTCGCGCGCCGTCGCGTCCGTGGCAAAGCCTTCGCACTCGGCCTCGACCAGCTGACGCTGCTGCTCGGCAAAGCTGGCCAGCTCGGCCAGGAAGTCCTTGTCGCGGAGTTTGAGCTGCTTGGCCATCAGGAGCTGGAACCAAATTCCCGCACAAACTCGGGGCCGGCCTGCTCGGCGATCTCGATGAAATGCTTTTGAAACTTCGGTGCGCTCTTGCCGATGAACGCCGTGAGGAACTTCAGCACGTCCATGGCCACGGCCAGGCGGTTGCCGTTGGGCATGGCGCGGCTGGCGGCGCCTATGGCCTTGTTGTAGCCATCCATCAGCTTGACCAGGATGTCGGCGCGCTTCGTGGCGTCCATCTTCGGGTCGGACTTGATCGCCTCGATGGTGGCCAGAAACTGCTCGGCGAGGCCGCCCAGCACTTCATTGGCCATCTCCTCCATGCCGCCCTTGCTCATGCGACGGGCGTTTTTGGCCAGGTCCCAGTCGTCGCCACGGTCGGCCGCTTCGCGCTTCCAGTTGCGCGCTGTGTTGTAGGGCACCTTGCACAGGCTCGCGGCTGTCTGCAAGGGCAAGCCCTGCAGGTACTTGCTGCGCACCTTGCCGCGTGTGGTCTGGTCGTAGGCCATGGATGCTTACCGGCTTCCGATGTATTTCAGCGCTTCAATGGCGGCGCCCATGATTGCGCCGGACACCGCGCCGCTGCCAGCCCCCCGCAGGGCCGTGCCGCGCTCGTTCTTCTCGATGGTGGCCACCCGTGTTTCAACGCCAGACAAACGGCCTTCGATGGCATGCCGAAAGTCGTTGATTCGCTGGTGCGTGGATTCATGGTTTTGCTGCATCATCTGGACCATCAGCTTGAGCTGGCCCTTCACTTCGGCCAGCTCGACCAGTACTGTCGCGTTGGGGTCAATCACAGTCATAAACAGAATCCTTTAAGACGTTCAAAGATGGATTGGCAATGAATGCAGCGAATCGCACTCGGCACTGCCTGGCGCCGGTCACAGGGGATGGGTTCGCCGCACGACGCGCAATCGGTCTGGCCCTGGCCTTGCAGCTGGGCCTGAACGTCTCGCACATGCGCATCACGCCGGGTTTGCTCCAGCCTTGATGCTTGTTCCAAGTACTTTTCATCCACCGTGGCGTACCTCGATGGCGACCGGGCCGGCAATGCGCAGCAGGTCGCCGGTCTTGATTTGGCCGCACGCCTCAGCGTAGCTCGCAAATCGGTTGATGCTAGTCATGACAGGTCCTTCGCGCTGCCCGCCATCAGGTCGGTCTTTTTGTCGGACCCGCTGCTGGTGCCGTACCAGTACGCCAGCACCATCAACGCCACCGAATCCATCAGCCCCAGCACCCGGCCCACCACAATTTCAGAAGTCTCGGGCGGGTAGCCGTGGAACAGCACGAATATCTCGCAGCCCAGCGTGGCCGCCAGCAGCAGCAAGCTGAGCCAGAACAGGTGCTTCTGCGTGCCGCCCTGCACGTTGGCCTGGCGCGCGCTGTCGCGGTCCTTGAAGGCCAGCTCGGCGTACTTGAAGCCACGCTCCTTTTCGGTGTTCTGGTATTGCAGCTCCAGCTGCTTGAGCTGGCTGATCTGCTCGGGCGTCATCTGGCCGGACTGGATCACCTCGGCGATCTTGTCCTGGGTAGCCTCCGACACGCCCAGCAGAGAGCCGATGGCGCTGACCGCCACGCCGCCCAGCGGCCCCAGCAAGGCGCTGGCCACCGTGGGCGCCAGTGATTTGAGTGTGCTCAGCCAGTCCATCATGCCAGCTCCGTGAAGTTGTTGAAAGCCGTCGCCAGCTTGCTGTCGTAGTGGTTTTCGGCATAGGCTGGGCCGTTGTAGCCGTAGGCAAACCCAGCCCAGTCCTGACGGCGTAGCGCCGGGGCCAGGCCGGCCGTCTTCACGAAGCGCACAAAGGCCAGCAACTGTTCACGCTCGCCGGCATACATGGCGTTGACAAACTTCTGGATCGTGTCGTGCCCCACCATGGCGTGGTTAAAACCCATGATCTGGAACTTGCCCCAACTGGCGGATTTGAGAGCGGCATCGCGGTCGAGCGCGATGGCACGCTGCAGGCGGTCCTGCTCCTGTTTCCAGTCCTTGCCGTAGAACTGCCTGGTCCACTTCGGAAAGCACAGGTCTGGCGCCTTCACGGCGAACTTGCCGGCGGTGTACTTGTAGAACTTGTGGCCTTCAAACAAGGTGACCGGGGTGTCGTCCGGGTTGAAGCCGCCGCGCGGCGCTTCTACCTGGCACACCGCCTTGACGGCCGCCACCTCGCAGTTGAGCGCCAGCGCGGCTTCCCTGAAGTCGGGTTCGGTTAATGGCGGTTTCATGGCGACTCCAGACGTAAAAGAGGGCTCTTGCGATAAGAGCCCTCAGTGTCTGGAATCAGGGGGATTTAATCTTGGTGAAGCATTTCACCAAGCGTCTGGTTTGGCCTGGTGATTCAATGTTGGTATGAACCATCCCACACCATTTGAAACCGCACACGGCCAAGTCACCGTGTCGCCTTGCCCACCCTGTGCGTGCGAACAAGGGGCTGAAATAGCCCGCAGCAATTCTGCTGGGATTGAGCGCTTACCCGCAGCTCAGTTCTTTGTTGATATTCGCCGTAATCTGGTTCCAGCTGAGGCTTTTGAAAAAGGGATGCCATTTCGTGGGGGCGATGAACTGCATCCGGTTGCCCGTTTGCCACACGGGGACCACCGTTCCGGCGAGCTTGGCACCCTCGGCACAAGCTTGTAGGCTGGCAATTACCTCTTGTTGA